AACCTTGTACCAGCCTGCTGCAAGATATTCAAAATCACTAAGTGAGATAATTCGCCCGGTGAATACTCCCTGTCTTACAGAACACTCAAGAAGCGGAGCACTATCTTCAGCTGCCATTAATGCAGCTTTTCCACTTTCATTCACATAGAGTATCAATTCATAATGGCTAACAGGAGAGCCGAAGCGGGTAAGATACTCTGTTCCGTCAAGGGCTGTTTGTACTGTCCTAATAACTTCCTGAGTCTTTCTGAAATTCACAAAGCGCGTAATAATTTTATTCGTTTCTTTAGTTTTTAAATAGGTCATACGCGCACCTCCTGCCTTAATCTGTCAATGATAATATCTACAACCGAGGACATTTCGCCTGTGGAATTAACACCCTCCACGCGGATGGTTCCCGTGTGTTCTATGAATTGTCTGACCATACCCCTTAGTGAAGTATCCTGGAGAGTTCTATGAATATTGGCATCTATATCAAAATCGGTAGGGATAGACTTTTGCATTTCCTTTTCCACATCACGCATGGCATCTGTAAAGCCTACCCCAATGCCAGCACCCATGTTTTCACCGATACCGGCAAACACGGTGGAAGGAGAACGGATACCCAATAAATTCTTAGCACTATCAACAATCCCTGAAAAGAAGCCGCTTACCTTATCGGAAATCCATTTACCCATAGATTTAATACCTTCCCAAAGGCCTGTCACGATGTTCTTTCCAATTTCAAATACTGCACCCACGGCTTTTCCAAGCCCTGTTACAATCGCTGCAATGATTTCAGGAAGCCTTGCCACAAGCTGAGGAATAGCCTTAATCAAACCGAAGGCAAGCTGAACCGTTAGTTTTATTCCCATTTCGATGATAAGGGGCAGGTTGTTCGTGATGAAATCAATAATAGTCATGATGATTTCAGGCAGAGCATCTATCAGCTTTGGAAGTGCATTTAGTAAACCCTCCGCCAAACCTTCAATAATTGCAAAGGCAGCCTCAAGGATTTGATCCATGCTATCTAAAAGTCCCTGCACGATGGTGATTATTGCCTCTATGGCCGCTGGGATAAGTTCCGGTAAAGCAAGGCCAAGTCCCTCAACAAGGGCGGTTATGAGTTGCACCGCTGCATAAATTAAAAGGGGCAGATTGTCGATTAACGCTCCTACAATGGTCATAACAGCATCCACTGCGGCAGGGATAAGCTCTGGAAGCAGTGTCAGAATAGTTTCCAGCACTTGTGTAAACAAATCCACAACTGTTGAAAGCAAAGTCGGCAACAAATCCCCGATTGCCTTTAGGATGCCGTCAAGAGCAGGTGGCAGCGCCTTTACGATATTTTCGATGACCGGCACAATATTTTTTACTACGTGTTGAAAAGCCTCAACCACATTTCCGATTAAAAGTTCTATATCCGCATCAGCATTGCCAAGTCCAGCCATTAAGTTCCCGATGGCTGACTGCATACCTGAGATAGAGCCGGTGATGGTTTCTGTTGCTTCAAGTGCTGTGGTTCCTGTGATGCCCATTTCCGTCTGGATGACGTGGATAGCTTCGGTCAAATCCGAAAATGATGAAAGGTCATACTTGATTCCAGAGATTTTCTCGGCATCGGCGAGTAGTCTTTCCATTTCAGATTTCGTACCACCATATCCCAGCTTTAGGTTGTCCAGCATGGTATAGTTTTGCTTTGCGAAACCTTGATAAGCATTTTGTATGGAGGAAATATCCGTACCCATCTTATTGGCGTTATCAGCCATATCGGTAATGGCCATGTCCGCAACTTGTGCAGCCTTTACTGTATCTCCTTCCAAAGACTGAATCAGGCTTGCAGAAAAACCTGTTACTGTTTCCATGTATTCATTGGCAGACATACCTGCAGTTTTGAAGGCATTATCTGCATACCTTTGTACGGTCCCAGAGGCTTCGCCAAAGAGTGTATCCACACCGCCTACCAGTTGTTCATAATCTGCATATGCCGCTATGACTTCTTTGCCCAGCTTGAAAGCAGCAGCTCCGGCTGCAACGGCTACTGCACCAAGTGCTGCACCGACGCCCTTTAATACACCGCCTAGCTTTTCGAATTTACCGCCTGATTTTTCCGCTTCTTCACCGGTTTCTTTCAGCTCATCACCAAGATCATCTGCACTATCTGCTGTTTCATCTAACTCTTTTTCCATGCCGTTAAGTTCGGCTTTTGCATTGTTTAGCTGGATGACCCAGTTCTGAGTTCGACGGTCATTTTCACCAAAACTATCAGCAGCATTTTTTAGGGCAGCTTCAAGAGTAGAAATTTTATCTTTTTGGGCATCTATTGCTTTATTTAATACTTCATTTCTTGCAGCAACGGCCGCTACAGATTTATCCTGTTTATCAAACTCAGAGGAGACCAGCTTCATCTCACTTCCGAGGACTTTAAATGACTGGTTGATATCTCTTAGAGCGTTTTTAAATTCCTTCTCGCCCTCGATACCAATTCTTAGACCAAAATTGTCCGCCATGAAACCACCTCCTTTCAATGAAAATGGGCATAAGAAAAGACACCCTGTTTTCAGAGTGCCTAATATAAAGATGAGTATAAGAATTTGGTATTATTTTAGTAGAGTTACTGTTTTGTCCTTAGAAACGAGAATCATATCTATGCCAGTGCGTCGTTTCGCAAGCGATGGTAGGCGATCCCATAGGCCTCTATAGACTGGCATGTCAGGGAATGCGATGCTGTATTTTGTGTTCTCACAGTCCATACGTTGTAAGGTTTCGCCGAGAATGCCAATAAAGTAGTTGTGGCGCATAGCTTGGCGCGAGCCTGGCCCTTTTGCTTCAATAAGCCACCGCTCGTTTTCTTTCACCGCTTCTATATCGACACCATGATTTTTCCCCCATGCAACTTTAACAGACCACCCCTGAGTTTCAAGCCAGTCTTTTATGCATGCTTTTACTGCATCTTCATCAAGCTCATCACCAGCTACAGGTTCTATGGTAGACTTTATATCTGGTGCTTTATCTGTTGGATAATTTCCAATATTCCCATTTTTATCTGGATTTGGCTGTCTAATTAGAAAACCTTTAGAAGCGAGTTCTCTACATGCAATATTAATAGTCTGGTGACTTCTCTTATATCTTTTTTCTAGTTCCGTGTCAGTCATACCCGGAAACTGAGTTATGGCTTCCATGATCTCTTCTTTCACAGTCATTTAATCACTCCCTATGTTTTAATTCCTTACAAGACATTATATTGATTTGAAGGGCAAAAAACAAGATAAGGCAGTTATTGATGTTTTAGTATTGTGTTCGTGCGATGTGAGTCTGATTATATTCCGCTTGGAATAATTTCATCAATCCCATACTCACGTTTTGGTTTTGACAGACCATGAAACTGCTTATATATTTCCCACTGGTCGAGTAAGTGGCCAAGGGGCATAAGCCAAACCTCAGACTCCGCCCGACCAAGCAGGCTCGTTCCATAAAAAATCAGTCGGGCAAAGGATTCTTCATCGCTTACCCGACCTGTGAGTTTTTTGGCTCAGTACCTCCGGAGGCACTATCGTCTTCACTTTCTACATGGCGTTTTGTGCCTTTATACATGGCATCCATAATGGCATTTTTATATTCTCCAAGTTCAAGAGGAGAGGTTAAAAGTTCCACAGTTTCTTCCGTGAGTAGCTCCTGCTTTTTATCCGGATTTTGAAGGTTGTAAATTAAAACTGACTGATTTGCAAGCAGTGTAATGAGCCAGACAATTTCATCAAGAGCCATCTCGAAGTTTTCAGACTTCATCAGTTTTTCGCCCAAATTAGAAAGACCGCCATATCTTTTGGCGATCTCTTTGGTAGCTTTGGTGGTGAGGAGCATTTCGTATTCTTTTTCACCAATTTTTATAAGGGCACTTCTTTCATTAGCCATTTTTATTCACCTCCGGGAGAGGCCGCAAATAGTGGTTCATAAACCTGGGTATACCAGCTTGTAATAACAGAAGTTGGTAAACTGGTGTCATCTTCATTTGCTTCTGCTTTCCATGGGTGTTTACCATTTCCGTCAACTTTGCTTCTCCTAAGAACAGTTCCTTCAATGGTCGGAGTGGAGAAGGTAATGCTGTCACCTTTAGTTGCAAGATTAGCAGCAGGTATTCCAAATACCACACGGTAAAGCCAAAAGTATCTATATTTTCCGTTAGCCTTTTTTGCTCTAAAGCCAACAGCAACAGGAGAACCGCCATCCTCACTGCCTGAAATCACTACATGGTTATCGTCAATTTTGGCCCCGGTCAGATCTTCGGCAGCCCTAGTACCGATATCATCAATTCCGAGGGAGAGTTTGCCGCTTTTGAATTCCTTCACAATTTCAGCAGGTCCATCATCAGCATAAAGGGTGGCTTCCGCAAGTTCGACAGATAAATCTGCCTTTATAGCCTTAGCCAGTTGAACAGGAGTACCGTAGGTTTCCTCTCCATTTGTACCCTCTGTGATTTTTGCATAATAGAGCTTATCAAGCCCAATAGTAGCCATAAGTTATTCCTCCATTTCATAATGTTTTGCCACATCAATTAAGTAG